TATCTAGACACAAGCGAACACGCTACCGCCTAGAATTACCCCTACAGTGAAACAGACACAACAAAGCCTAGACCTAAAGCCTATAAATTGACGTACACAAGCCTAGACCTAAGCCTAGAAACTAAAAAAGCCCCGTAGGGCTTAATTAATGGAATTCATAAACCCGCATTTTGAGCATTAATCAGTGTTCGTTGCATGGTTATCCTCTATAAAATCAAAAAAGGTCTTCATGCTGCAACTTTCGCAACAAGTATAAAATTTACCCTGACCTTTAGGATTATCTGTTTCAATTGCATGAAATTCATATAAATCTTGATAACAATTGAAACAACTAATAATTTTATCAGTTTGATTAATTTTAGGAAAATATTTCATTTTCTTACCTTTAAAAGTGAATGTTTTTAATTTGCGTAAATCCGCTTGTATCGTGTTTAGCCTTACCTTTTGCATAAAGCGCAACAACTACATTTTTGGGCTCAATATGACGTACGTCTGTATTGTCTCCATCGATAACATCCCAACCCCTAAAAGAATCAGGAATATCGGCTTGTTTTTGAAACACTACAGCAACTCTAGAGTTATTCCTATTTGATAAACCCTTGATACTGATAGGCTTTGGAGTAATGGCACTAAAGGAATATGTAAGGTCATAATTGTTTAAGGTCTTACCCTCTAATGACCTTGATGGATGTTTTGTATAGTCATAGAACATAACATCAGGAAACAACTGAAACAAATTCTTGTTTTCCCATATGATCAGATTCTCATAAGGTATGTCACTTGTACCATTGGGTCTTACAAGGGGCTTAAAGCCTAATCTAAGGGCTTTTCTTTGGATAGACCATGTATCTGCAGCAAGTGACAGCAAAAAGGCTTGCTGGTGATCATAGAAAAACTGTGTTTTGGCTTTCCTGGCTTTTTGTACGCTGTTGAATGCTCCTCTACCCGCTGTATTGAGACAGCCATGAAAACAGCCAGCAAGTAACGCCAAAGGGCATAAGGTTTCATCAGGCACAAGGTAAACGATACCAGTGAGATAACCTATCTTTTCCCCTTTAATGGTTTTGGTTGATGATTCACCCAATATAGGCCGATACTCTAAACCTAATGATTTAAGAATGAGTTTATATGGATTTTGCATTGTCTTTCCTTTTCGTGAATATATTAAGACCCTAGAAACCTAGGCCATAAACCCCTATTAATAAGGGTTTACAGTATAGATTTACATATAAATGATGAAATACGCTACCATAGGTGAAGAGATAATTACAGCGAATATAGTCGCATGAAATAGATCAGTTATAAAGCTTTTCATATTAATATACCTCTTGTTTAGATTCAATTAATAACTTGCATCCTAGAATGCATAATTCATCGATTACCGATTCATCTAAATAATCCATTAATGGATATCCTGACCCAGTGCGAACGGTATCAATGGTTTCGTTATATGTACCGCTATAATCGTATTCATAAGCCATGCGAACGATGACAGTACCGGATCCACATCCAATAGTTGTTTCGAATTCAAATACGCTATCGCCACCTATTGAGTTGAGTTGATCTTGTGTCAGCATGATTAAGCCTCCACAATAAAGGGAATTGATGAATCAATAAAGCTTTGACGTTTTGCATATGGCAAAGAAAAAATCATGCCAAATTGACGATTTACAGCCGCGCGAACCTCTAAGGGTAAGAGTAAAAGGTTTATTTCAGATCCATCTGCAGCATTTGTTACAGACAATTCTTCACCTGTAGGCAAAGTGACTATTTGAAGGGCTGCAATTGAGCCATGTTTGATTGTGTAATTCATGATGATCCTTTAAGTTGAGTTGAGTTGATCAATGAAGGGTCAAAAATCGTGCCCTTCACTATATAAGCATAAAAGAATCGTGCCAACTCTCGTAAGTTGTTGATTTCATTGATAGCTCCAAAACCCTATTAGTAGTTACCCTTAGAATGATAGATTACACTTGATCGTTATTCAAGTGAACATATAAGGAATGCAACAAATGCATAGATATAGGCATATGGGAATGACCTTCTATTGTGTGAACGAAAAGAAAAAAGAGAGATAAACCTAGGGCATTGATTAGCCCTTGTACAGAGGAGAGAGACAGACAGAGATAGGCTTTCCATAGCACGGCTAGAGACAGAACACAAGACAGAGAAACCCACAAAACCATTGGGGTCTAGAGGAAAATCATTTAACCGCCCTCTACAGAGGAGGAATGGCCCATTTGGCTACCACCCTCTTGACCAAGCTGATACCCCCCTAGAATGGCCCATAACCCCCCTAGAACCAGGAGGGGGTAGGTCTGGAAGGTGACGGAAAATAGGGGGCCCACTCACCCATCCCCACTTTTTCTACAAAAACATTTCCCCCCCACTACTCATTCACAGCAAAGACTACAACATAGGCATTACAAACAATGCCTAAACCTCGTTAAAGTGGCAGAATACACGGGTTTATACAAAGAATTGGTAAGCAGGAATGTAGTACTTGCGCCCCTGTATAAATTTTTTTACCTAAAAGTTTTTTGGTTGCTACAATTCAGGCATTGCAAGGAGAATGTATGGAATGGAGATTGGCACATCCGCTTGATGACGTAGATGACATTGTTGAGATGGCAGACACTATCTTTGGGCAAGAGGCTGATGGCATACTGACGAGGGACAGGAACGTCTTTAGGAAGCATGTAACGGTTACTGCTACTATGCAGCTGTTTGACAAGGGCAGAGAGTTCCTTGCTGTGTGCAGGGATGTGGATACGTTAGTTGCGTACTGTTGGTTTGACCGTGGTGGGTATACAACGTATGCCAATGAAGAGATCAGCAATGCTAAGTTCCACCACCTTGATTTGAGTCTTCCGGTCAGGACCAGAGTAAGGTTACTTAACGAGATGATTGATCAGCATATATTGTGGGCCAGTAGCTGGGGTATTCCGGTTATATGCTCAACAAGTATTAGAGCGGAGCATAATGGGTTTATGAAAATTCACAAGAAACGTGGGTTTACTGTTAATGGCTCATATGCTTGGGGACGCACTGCAGAATTATTAAAGGATATGAAATGAAAATACCTAAACCCAATGACGCAATATATGGAGATATTCGTCCTCAAGATTCTAATGTCACAAGTGAAGAAGAGAAACAAAAGAAGCGTGATTATTATCAGAGAAAGAAAGCTGAACAAAAAGCAATGAAGTTAGCTACTGGTAAGCAAGAACCTAAAGAGCCAAAGGTTCCGGTATTCACCCCTGGTCGGCCTAAGTCAGTGGTTAACCGAGTAACTGAATATGGCGCTTTGTTTAACAAGCTCAATGATGAACGTGCCGCCAAAGGTCTACCCCCACTCAAGACAGCAATGGAAGTCTTGATTGATGCGATGCAGTCTGATGAGCTTGACATTAAAGACAAGGCTAAGATTGCTGATAAGCTTGCCCCCTTTGAATCCTCAAGAGCGCCTATAATTTCGATTGAGCACGTTAACAACGTGAACAAAGAGGAAGAGGTGTCTGCTGATGATGCATTGGATGATTTCTTGCAGTCTCTTCGCAAAGTGTGATAATAGCAATACTTTCATGAAAGGTTAGTATGTCTACAAACTTCCTGTATGCCCAAGCGCCTAACCGCAAGGGTAACGTATCCAAGCACACCGTATCCAAATCTGGCGGCTGTACAAATGTTACTGCTGCCAAGCACGGCACAGCAACCCCTAAAGGCAACCAAGGCGCTCCTAAGGCTTCTGGTAATGTCTACCCTGTTGGCAACAAAGTGTCTGTCAGCACACATGCTGATTACTGTGGGACTATCAAGAATGATGGTTACATGAACAGTGACCGCAACAACTATCTCAAGTGAGGCCAATATGTCTGCATACGGTAAAGTAATCTCTGGCGGTAAAGCCATGACAAGCGGTCTAACTAAAGGCATTAATGACAAGTTGAAAAACTATGCTGAAAGCCACAAGTATTCCGCAATGCTGGCTACTGCTGTTGGCAAGACGTTCAATCAAAACCCTTTGTCAGATAACCATCTGGACAACATCAACGGTTCTAAATTCACTACACCTAAACTGCCTAAAAAAGTATGAAGCCAGGTCTTTACGCAAATATCGCTGCAAAGAAAGAACGCATCGCCAATGGCTCGAAAGAGAAGATGCGTAAGCCTGGCACAAAGGGCGCACCTAGTGCCAAGGATTTTAAAGATTCGGCTAAGACAGCCAAAAAGAAATAAGGATTAATATGAAAATTGCAAACTTTAAACGTGATGAAGAAAACAAGATTATTGCCTTGGATGCTGAAGGCACTGAAACCTATTTGGACTTTGGTTATGTGGCAGAACACAAACCCCAGATAGGTGATGACTACCCAACAATTGAAGAAACTTCAGAATTTGTAGCATCCACTGAAGAACCTGAAGCTCCCGTTGAAGAACCCGCAGCACCCGCTGCATAACTTAGGAATAGCATGGCAACGTATGATATTGACGCACTGAAAGAAGATCTTCCAACAGCTAAAGATTTAGCGCAGTTTGTGTACGACAGAACACAGATTGCATTAGACCTTATTGGTAAGCCAAAAGAAGATCAATACCAAGTCGCTAAGAACGCCCTTGAAGGCCGAAAGATTCCTTCCGAATATGTAACGGATGTCAATCCCTACATTGACAAAAAGGAACTGATTCCTGAGGACGATCTGCCTCCTCTTCCTGAACGCCCTGCTGACTTGCCAGATATTGAGTCGCGAATTCATTATTTTGGTGCAACAAATATGCCCCACCCATCCAACCCTCAATCGGATGAAAAGGTCGCTATTGATTTCCGCAAGTACGACAATGGCACGGTGACGTTTCAAATTGTTGGCCCCGTTTTTCAAGTAGCTGTGGGTGAGCGCCTAAACAAGTTTGGTCAGCGTGTGCCTGAGAAATACAC